GCTACAATAATAAAACCAAAAAGAAGTGAAACGGCATTAGCTGTTCCAGCTGCAAATGCTTTACAAGTAGGTGAATTAGCAGTCAATGTTACAGACGGTAAATTTTATATAAAGAAAAGTGATAATTCTGTAAAAGAAGTTGGTGGTGCAGGTTCAGTTACACTACAAAATGTTATGACAAATGGTGCAACTACAACTACAGATTTATTACTTGACCAAGGTGCAAACTTAATTTTTGAAGGTAATTTATCAAACTCTTACGAAACTACTTTAACAGTTGCAGAACCAACTGCTGATAGAACAATAACTTTACCAAATCAATCGGGAACGGTTGCAATGGATGGTGACGCTTTAGCATACGGAATAGTATTCGGGGGATAATAAATGGCAAGTAATTTTAAAAATGCAGGACTTGATGTAGGTGTTTTAGATGACTCTACAGGTAATATTTACACTGCTGGTGGTAGTGTAACTGCTGTTGTTCACGCTGTTTATATTTCAAATTTAAGTGCAACAAATTCAGCTAAAGTAAATGTTAAGGTTACAATAGATGGCGGCTCTACATTTAGACATGTAGGTAGAAGTTTAGAAGTACCAGCAAACAACACTCTTGTTTTAGATAAACCTATTAACATTGAAAGTTCAGATATATTAAGAATATATGCTGACCCTAATCCAGATAGTTCGTCTGTAGATGTGGAAGCATATGCAAGTATATTGGAGATTAGTTAATGTCAACTTTAGGATATGTAACACCAGTTGGTCAACAAAGTAAAGAGGGATTTCATGCTTTAAGAAGAACAACTGAAGGACTTTTATACTATACAAAGGTTGATAAAGATAGTACAGATACTATTGACTTTGACGGTGGTAGTCCTACAGATAAAAATGGTAATAGACAGTTGCCTTCTAAAGTTGATTATACAGATGAAGTAACAAAATTACAATCTGGCACACAATATTTTACAGGAGATAATTCAACTGTAGCATTTACATTAACAACACCAGTTTTAGATGGCACAAGAATTGCTGTATTTTTAAATGGTGTAAAACAATCTATTGACGAGGTTTGGACTTATGCGTCAAGTGTTGTTACTTTCAAAGTAGCTCCTTTTAACGGTTCACAAGTCGCAGTAGGTTATGTAAATAAAGAATATAAAAACAACACAAGTGACAAATATCATCAATATGTATTTGAAGACGGTGACGCAACATATTATATTGACACTAATGGTTATTTTGTAAAAAGAGAAAACAAAAGTAGAGGTGCAACAGCCTTGACAAGTGATGACTTCACTACAGCAGAGGGTTCAACATATCCTGTAGTGTCAACAACTTGGCAATCAGCGTCTTAACTTGTATAAATAGTATTAAGAATTAAGGTAAGTCATGGAAAAAATAAAAACTGTAGCAATCGTAAAATTAGACCCAGCAGATTCATATTCTACTGGTGGTATTGTTGAATGGATTGGTACTTGGGAAATTGGCGAAGAAAATGACGGCAAAGTAGTGCCTCAACCGTATCAAGATTCCAACGGAAATATTCAAAACGGTTATAAAGTAATAGAATTATCAGAAAGTGATAAAACGGATGCCGGTTATCCATTTGACGAATCAGTTACTAACCCAAATGGTGTAAAAATAGGTTGGATACTTCAAGATAAAACAAATATTTTAAGGGACCCAAATAGTTAAGGATAAAATATGGCAGATTTTAAATTAGGTAGAATCAAATTTAAATGGAGAGGTGATTGGGCAGTTGACACAGCATTTCTAATTGATGATGTTGTTAAATATGGTGGTAACACTTATGTATGTATTCAAAATCATACATCTCCAGCAAATCAAAATTTATTCTATACAAGTCCAGGTACATATACTGCTTATTGGTCTCTAAATTCTGAGGCTTTATTTTTTAAAGGCACTTATGCAAATTCAACTTGGTACAAATTAAATGATTTAGTAAAATATGGGCAAAGACAATATAGATGTACAACTGCTCATACTTCAAGTTCAACAGTTTTAGATTCATCAAAATTTGAATTATACCTAGACGCTTTAGATTACAAAGGTGATTATGCAACATCAACTTATTACAAAGTAAATGATGTTGTAAGATATGGTGGCTCTCAATATAAATGTACAACAGCACATACTTCATCAGGTAGTGCAGGTGCATTTGACGAAACTAAATTTACAGAATTTACGGAAGGTTTTCAATTTGAAGATACTTGGAGCAACTCTACAGTTTACCAAGAAGGTGATGTTGTTAATTATGGTGGGTATTCTTATGTTGCAAAAAGAGAAAATTCAAATGCTACTCCAGGAACAGCAACGAGTGATTGGGATACATTAACAACAGGATTTACAGTTGTTGGTGACTTCACATACGGTAATACTTACAAAACTGGTGAAGTTGTTAGATACGGTGGTAATACATATGTTGCTCAAGCAAATGGTAATAACCAATATCCAGCAAATACAAATGGTACAACAAACACAACTTATTTTGAATTAGTTGCAAAAGGATTTAATTACAGAGCAGCTTATAGTAATAGTACAACATACAATATTGGTGATGTAGTAAGATTAACTTCTACAACATATGTTGCAATACAAGATAGAATTTTAAATGTATCTCCAGATTCAGATGGTGCAAAATGGCAAGTGGTTGCACAAGGTGATTCAGGTGCAGTATTAAGTACAAGAGGTGATTTACTTATACAAGACGCCTCTCAATCAACTAGATTGCCAATTGGTACAGTTGGTTCAGTTTTAACTACAGACGGTACAGACCCTAGTTGGTCAGCTCCTGAGGGTGCAAATGTTAAATATGTTGCAAACTCTGGTTCAGACAGTAATCCAGGTTCACAATATTTACCTTATAAAACACTTTACTATGCATTATCACAAGCGACTTCAGGTGATGTTGTTAGTTTTGATACAATTACAGGTGGTACAGGTGGTACTCCAGGTACTTACGATATTACACAAACAAGTTCAGACGGTTCAGGTATAGGCGTAACGGCAAGAGTTACACTAGACGGTTCATCTACACCAACAGTAGCATTAACTAGTGGTGGTTCAGGCCACGCAGCTGGTGATGTTATTACATTTACAAATGCAAGTTCACAATTAGGTGGCGCTTCATCAATTACATTAACAGTAGTGTCTGCTTCAGTTGGTGATGTTGTTTATGTTAAAAATGGTGTTTATAGAGAAATTTTACCTTTAAGAGTTCCTGCTGGCGTTACAGTACAAGGTGAAAGTTTAAGAGGCACAGAAATTAGACCTAAGTCAAGCACAGGTCATCAAATTAAAACAGTTACTATAACAACAAATACTATTTCTAGTGCTACTAACGGAACATACTCCGTAAAAGGTTCAGAAACAACATCTGCTTCAGGTACAGGTGCAAAATTTAACTTTACTGTTTCAGGTAATGCTGTATCAGCAGTTGCAATCTATCACGGTGGTTCAGGTTTTGTTGTAGGTGAAACAATAACATTCACACCTGGCGAAATAGGTGGTGGAGGTTCAGGTTCACTTGTTCTTACAGTTGCTTCATTAGAAAATAATGACGCTTCAAATATGTTCTTAATGAACAATAGTACAAACCTTGTACAAATGTCAATGAAAGGTTTAACTGGCACACCAGGTGCTGGTGGTACTAGTAAAGCTGCTGTTGTATCATTAGACCCTAGTGGTTCAATTACAACTGCTTCGCCATATGTTCAAAACTGTTCTTCAGTAAGTGCAAATGCAACTGGTATTCAAATTGACGGACTTTTACATAGTGCAGGAAACAAATCAATTCTTGCAAATGATTTTACACAAATTAACTCCGATGGTCGTGGTGTACATGCATTAGGCGGCGGTCGTGGTGAGATGGTTTCTATCTTCACATATTATTGTGATAAATCTTTCTACGCAGAATCAGGCGGATTTATTAGAGGTTTAAATTGTTCATCTGCTTACGGTGAAAAAGGTGCTGAGTCAACTGGTACTTTAGCAACTGAAACAGCTGTTTCGGTTCAGGCTCGTGGTCAAATGTTGAAATATGACTCAACACAATTTGTTGGTGCCGCTACAGAATCAGATGTACAAGATATGATTGGTACACAAGGTCAAGGTACTGCTACAATATCAGGTGCTGGCGGCGCAAGTGCAACCGTATTTAGAACAAATATCTCAACAGACCATTTTCATATAGAAAGTATAACAGGTTCATTTGTTAATGGTGAAGTATTAACAATTACAAAAGAAGACTCTTCAACATTCCAAGTTAAAGCAGCTTCTTCATCAGCTCAAACAGGACAAACAGGTGCCTTAATCGCAGTTGACTCAAGTGATAGTACACTTGGTAGTGCAAATGTAATTAAACTTGGTGCCAATGTTCAGTTTGCAGGTGACTCAACTTATTACAGAGTATCTGCTGTATCTGAAACAAACACATCTAATAGAACAGCTTTAATAAGATTAACTTCTAGTGTTACTTCAAGTAATGCAATTGCAGATAACACAGCAACAACAATTACAACAAAATTTTCTAATATACGATTAACTG